TATTTGATTAGTTGTACTTATTCTACCTATACTTGGGTTTGATTCTGCTTCGTAAAAAGCACCATTATAAAGTGTGACTTTTCCAGGAGGTATAGGTGATTCTAGATTAAAAATAGCGACTTCATCTTGTATAGTAGAAACTGTATCTGAAAATCTTGAAGGATAGTATTGCTCATTTACTAACCCAATGTTAGTTAAATCAATAGTTGTTGAGGCCGTGTTTTGAACTCTACCAAATAACTGAACTGAACTTCTAAATTGTTGCTGGTCAGGACCTACTTCAGATAGGTCTCTAGGTACTTTATTTATATTATCATTAAGTAAAACCACATGAGATGTGAGGCCTAGTTCTTTAGTTACGTCTTCAGGATATGAAGCTAGTATACCAGGCAGATATACATTGTAGTAATCTTGCTCTTGCTGTTTAACAACCACTTTCCATGTTTCAAATCCTAGCGGATTATAGTCACGTCGTGTTGGATCTCCTATGTATGTTCCAGGATACAGCGTCGGTGCTATGGGTACTTCATTTATTGTTTCGTTTACTTGCACAAAAAGTGAGTCGCCTGGCCACTTTCCTATATCAACAACACCATCTCCTTCATTGTAAGGTGAGTACACGGTAGATAGTTTACTAACGGTACCAACAGCTCCATCTCCTGTGTTTGATAACAAAGTTGAAGTTGTTCTACCAAATCTATCAGACAAGACAAAACCGGCCTGATAGTTTCTATTTTGTTTTAAAGTATGATTAGGGTATTCAACCATACTAGTTCTCCATTGAGTTGGGTTTATAGGCGCAACATCGAAGTTTTGTTTTGGCTGCGTTCCTACATTATAATTTAAAGTTGTAGGTGGAGTGTGTTTTGTTTGGAAGTTACTATAAACAACTCTATTACTTATTACTTCTTGACCAAATGCTTTTACAGGTACTTTATCGTACACTCTAGTAAGTTGATCTTCTGGCAATGTTCTAAACGGCTTTGTACCAGAATAAACGTATGATAACGTGTTGCTACTAGTTGTTTTTGCAAATTGGTTGCCAAGCTTAATAGTATCAACAACCATAACAGCCGCGCCGTCTGATTCTTTGTAAAGTATTTCTACTTCTGTTATTTTAAACTGACTAGCTACATTACTAAGACTAGTAGGATCTAATGCCGGATCTCCGCACTTAGGCATTTCTATTAACAAAGTTAATTCATTTACCTTGTTTTCCATGAAGTCAACCACAGTGCTCCTGTATGAAGCAGACATATCGTTGTTATCTATTTCAGCACTGGGTGATGAGCTGTTTTGATCTGGAAAAAGAAAATAACCATCTTGCTGAGGTATAAAGCATTCTTGAGTAAATGGCGCGAATAAAGAGTATTCTCCATCATCAAATTTAAACCTATAGCTAAACCTTGCAAACTTATCCTCTAAGTAATCAGGATCTCCTCTATACGCTTTATCATAGTAAGGATTAGCATTAAAAACTAGTTCAACGTTATCAGCTAAAGTTTGAGCTAGGTTAACTACTAAAGTATTACTACTTTCCGTATAGCTAGTAACCGTGGTTCCAGCCGCTACACCAAGCCCTGTGACTTTAGATCCCGGTAATATGTAACCACTTACGTTGTCTATTGCAAAAGTAGTAACAAATGTCACGGCACCGTTAGTTGAAGCTATTCCTCCGTTAGGATATTCTTTACTAGCAACATCTTTCATTGTTGTTTCGTAATTTCCAGGAGATAATTTGCTTTCGTCCCACAATATCGGAGCGGTGTAAGGCATATACTTGGCTACACTAATAGTGTCTTCTATAATATAGTAACCAGCGTCATTCAATGCTGAATCTACGTTTATTTTTCTAGGCTGGTTTCTGTTGTCAGTCCAAAATAATAATTGCTCTAGTAAGTTAACGCCATATATAGGAGCTCCTTCCCAGAAGTTTAAAAACAAACCTTCAACTAGTATGTTGCTTTGCGTAGCTAAACCTTGTGATATAATTGACCTTACTATATAATGTTTTGTTAACGGGTTTTTATTATATCTACCACTTGGGTTACTAGCTATAGTATTGTTTGTTAAAAAGAAAAATACACAAGAGTTGACTTCAGAAACTAAATAACCAATACAAACCACATCAGGTTTACCTGGAATAATTTCTTTAAAATTAATTAACTCACTATTACCTAAAACGTTCTCTAGCGCACCAACATCCGAAGACTCTGATTTACTGACCTGTATATTTAATGCATCTCTATATTCACCCTGTGGTAACAAGCGATCATCAAGATCCTTGTTCATTTTAGATTTTATAAAAACATTTTTAAACTCTGCCATTTAATTTTAGTGTTTTATCCATTTAGACTTACCTCTCATAACCTGTGCTATCTCGTCAAGTTTTATATTAGATAATCTTATTTTTGCATTTCTTAATTTAGAGCTAGCCTCTCTTTTTAGCCTGTTTATTATATACTCAGGTTGATTAATTCTACTAGCTAACACAGCATGTGATAGGTATGCATATAAAGCGGCTTCCGCTAATTTAGGTACTCTACTATCCATATCGTACGCCAAGCCATCAGATATGTATTCTAATATTATTAAACTACCTACTAAGTTGCTTGAGAAAGATATTTTACCTTCTCTGTCGTTCATATTAAACCAGCCATTTGTTTGAGCGTATTGAGGTTCTAAACCATATAGTCTACCATAACCACCGCTAAACATTCCGCCGTTGCCCCAATCGTAGCCACACCAATTGACACTAGCATTAAACTCACCTTCTTCAAATGCCCCACCATTGCTTTGCCATCTTTCCTCTGTAATCGACGTTCCTTCAATGTTACTACCAAAATTGTCCTGAGTAGGTAAACCTTGTGAATCTTGAAGAGGTGTTGAATAAGGAGAGTTAGTTAAGTTGTTTGCTGGGTATATTATTCTTTGTACTCCTTGCATGTCTATCCAAGACATACGAACATAGTTTACATAGTCTTGAGGTATAACCACACTTAAGCTAGGCGGTATATTAAGCTCTTGAGACTTAATGCTTTTTAAAGTATCATAGCTAAATTCCTGCAAAGCTCTTTTAGCATGGAATACTAAGTCTGTTCTTTTCACGCTAGGTATTAACTTACCCGCGCCTACATACGCAATTATAAAATTGTTTACAATATTGTTCAGTGTTATATACTCGTAGCTTCCGTAGTTGTTTTCTGTTGTTGTTCCAAAAGCATTTCTGTCTCCATAGCTGCCTCCATCTAATCTTTTCAACTGGCACACTAAAACACTGTTTTGAGGAAGGGGAGCGGGCACTAAAGCTGTTCCAAGCGATATCGTGTTACCGGTTACAGTGTATAAAGTTATGTACTCTGTATAAGTTATACCATCAGCACTGCTATATAGTTTAAAGTTATTTAGAGCGTAATCCACCTCGCTAGGATCAAAAGATCCAAACACTAGATTGGTGTCAAAAGTAAATGTAAATTTGCTTTGACCTCCTGCATTTTCAACTACAAAGCCTTGGGCTCCAGCGTAATATTGTTGATTAGTTTCGTTTATAACTCCCATCTATTAGCTTTTTTTATTTATTTCTTTTCCTTGAACCTGCTGTGAGGCTATTTGAACTATAGAAGGATCTTGTATTATTATTCCAGCATATGCTAATACTCTTAATACAATATTAACCTGTTCTGACTCATGTAATTCAAAGTCTCTAGAACCTGTACCTAAACTAGAATCAAAATAATTACCGTTAAATAAGTATTGACCTCTACCAGCGGTAGTAAATCCCCATATAGGTGGGATAGGTTTTCTTATATAATCAACTTCTATGTTACTTACTATACTAGTTGGGTTTACATATATAACGTTTTGCAAGTGACTATTTATAGTTGCACCCGCATTGTTTATATTGCCTCTATTCTCGTATAAATACGTAGGAAAACTTTTTGTTGACTTTGTTAGTGGAGATCTTTCTATGTTATAGAAATCTGTTCTAGGTAATCTTTGTAGTTCTATTTGATTACCTCTATCGTCTTTATATATAACAGTACCTAATCTGTAGAAGTCTACAGCAGCTCCATAAGCATCTGTAGTAGGTAGAGTGAAATATGCTAGACCTGGATTACTTGTATTGTCGTATACAGCTGATCCAAATGTTTTAAATATAGCTAACTTTTCGTCAAGATTCATTATCCTGTCAGCGTAGTCAACATCCGCCTGTGGTACTCTTAATTGCTGATTTAAGTCTTCAAAGTATTTTTCAAATATATCTAATTGAACTTGAGTACCTACCTCATTAAATTCAGCAGGGGTTAAATAACCTCTTTGCTCTTTATTTATTATAGACAATACTGTTTGATATACAGTGTTTACGTTTACAGCCATACTTGTTTAAATTATAATACACTAGGGTACCATTAATATGATACCCCAATATATTAGTATCACTTGTTTATACTCTTTTTTCTATAGATTTATAAACTTCTACACCTTCATCTGTTTTAAACCACGCAGCTAATGCTGAATATGGGTTTTCGTCAAATGGTACAGTGAATAGTTTTCTGTCATTTGAACTCCAGTGAAAAGTTCTTTGATCTTGTGACAGGTTAATTATTTGAGCTTCAATAGCTTTTATACCAAAGTTTCTTAGCTGAACGTTTTCGTCACTAGCTAGGTTTAAAAATAAACCTGGTTTTCTTTTAGCAAATAACAACAAGTCTCTTTTAAGTTCTTTAGACTTCATATTAGAAACAGAACTTCCTTTTTCAACTCTAAGTATAGCCTCAGCTTGATCAACATCCATCTCCATCGCGGCATTAAGCGCGTGCACTTCCATTTCAATGATATCTAAATCGTCTTCCGCTTCTTCAACAGAATCAAACTCAAAATATTTCTTATCTTTTAACGGGTGGTATAAGCTAAGTAGTTTTTGAAGAATTTGATTTTCTTCTGGAACACTTAATACACCATCTCTAAAAGTAATATGCCCTAATGTTACTTCACCTTTTTGCTCATCTGTAAAAGGACTATTCATGTTTGTTGCATATCTTAATTCTCTTTGCTTAGTTTGATCTTTATCAAAATATAACAAGGGACTTTTTCTAGAATGTTTACCTGGAATTGTTAATGTTAATGGTTGTTTATTACCTTTAACAATGTAAGTTCTAGGTTTTATTTCCCACTCTGGTTTTGTGGGTACTATCGGAGCAGCAACTTTTGTTACTACTTCTTTTTGAGGTGCAACCTCAACTTTTTTTGCTTCAGCTTTTTTAGCCATAATATAATATAATTAAATAGTTTATAAAAAAAATAAAAACCCCTGCCCGAAGACAGGGATAATTATTATTGAGTAATTACACTCCTTTGAATAATACGAAGTTATTCGCAGCTTGTACAACTAAACATCTTTCAGATAAGAAGTTTACAGTCATAGCATCTAGGTCGCTAGTGAAAGCTCCACCAACAGAACCAGTTAACCAAGACTTCATACGTCTGTCATCAGCTTGTGAAGCACGGTAACGAACGTGTAAGAATGGTCGTCTGATATTTGTTCCTAGAATCTGATCGTAAACAGTAGAAGTTCCAGCAGGAACTAACATACCTTCAATAGACGCAGGTCCAGCCATAGCTCCACGAGTAGAGGCATCGTTTAAGTATTTCCAGTCAGTTTTGTAGAAATCATAAGATCCTCTACGGAAACCAGAAAAGCCTAGGTTTAATGCCATCTCTTCAGAGTTTTCAAATAATCCATAAGCAGTTCCACCGCTAGATCCAGAAGATATTGCAGCTAGCATGTCATCGAAATCAAGATTAGTGTTTCTGTTTAAGAATAACATGTTCTCTTCAATTGCTCCTTGAGTATCTAAATTTCTAAGAATATCATCAAAGTCATTTATACCGTTAGCAGCAGAGAATCCAACTTGCACGTTACCTCTGTCTTCAACAGCAGCAAATAAACCTTCTGTACCAGTAACACCTGTGATTGTAGATGTAGCAGCAACTGACTCACCTTCTACAACAGACATTTCTAGGTAATCCTCAAAACGTAGTCTTGTTTCAGACTCTGCTTTTAGGTACCATAAGTATCCATTTGTTCCATCTTCAGTAGCAACTTCTACCCAACCGATCTGAGCTGTGTCAGAACCATTGATTGAATATTGAGTTCTAATGATAATTGGCTTGTTAGAAAACTGAGTAAATGCAGGAGTTATTGTTTGAATAGGGTAATCGTTACCCGCTACTGCTAGTGCTCCAGTTCCAGCAATTGTAGTGTTTGTTCCTTTTGGATATTCAGAACCGTAAACAAATATCTTTACAGTGCCAACTAGTCCTTCAGTAGCTAATGTAGCAGAACCGTAAGGTAACACGTTTAATACACCTGTTGCAGTCTGTGATCCTGTTACTAAACATTTTGACTCTCCACCAAAGTCATCCATCACTACGATAGTTTGTTGTGGAGATATAACGTTAATAATAGTTGCAGCAACTGGAATTGTAATAGTACCTGCAGCGCTGTTGAATACACAGTTGTCATATGCTACGTGCAATCTATTTTGCTCAGACCATATTACTTGATCAGATGTCATTGGTAGTTCAGCCCCAACCATACGTAAGAATCCAGATAACGTACGATTTCCGTAACGCTCTACCTCTGCTTCGTAAAGTTCAGGTAGGTATTGCTGTGCGAAGTTTCCGCCAGCAGCACCGTCAAATGTTAGATAGTTATTCGCAAGCGGCTGTTGCAGCTGCGATGGTACTATCGAACCAAATTGTGGTGTTAATGCCATAATTTTAAAGTTTAATTAGTTAAATTTTCGTTTTTTAATTTTTAATTTAGACGAATCCAAACCGCTTATTGATTTTACTTTTAACCCGTTTATAAAGACATTTCCATCTGCAACCTGCCTAGGCTTGTCGTTACTTAAGTTTCTTGAAGAGTCAACAATGCTTTTAACACCATCAGCTTTTCCTTGTTCGTAAAAATGATTAGCAATTTTATCTGAATTCATAGCAGCATACATAGCTTTGTGATAACCAGAAGGATCAGTCACTGCTCCTTTTTTGTCAACAAATTTTTGAACAAAAGTGTTAACATTTAGCTGTGACTTACCTACATCAGAAGGATTTTGTAGCTTGTACCTAAACTTTTTTTCTCCTAAATTGAAATCAAAACCTTTGAAATCGTCATTAAAAATTTGTTCAGTTTGCGCTTTAAAATCCTGCTGAAGAGTTTTTGCACTCTCCTCTTGCTGCTTGTACCTATTGAAAAAGTCCGTAGCTTGCTGCTGATCTTGGGTAATACCAGGTCTCAACTTGATTTCCTGATAGTATTTATCCTTCATAGCATCTAGCTCTACACGGGCCTTAGCAACTTCTTCCTTGAAAGCCAATTTCTTTTTTCTAATGTCTCTTGGCTCATCAAGATCCTCATCGTAAGAAAAATTGTCTTCCATAAGAAAATCAACTTCTTCTTTATCTAGATGAGGTTTAGTTTGTTTGTAATACTCATTGAGTAATACTTTTTCGTTTACGTTGGAGTAGTCATGGTTAAGTCTTACATAATCCTCCATTGTTCCACCTGTGTTAGACATAAAGTCTACAAGTGATTGTATGTTTTCAGGCAATGCTTTGCCTTGGGTAACTTGATCTTTAACAGCTTGCTCTGCCTCTTCGTAGAGTTCTGTTGTTTTTTCTTCTACCTCTTCTTCAGTTATTTCTTGTATAGGGCTTTCTAGTTCTTCTTTGGTGTCCCGTACTTCTTCAGCCACTTCTTTGCTGTAGCCACTGTCTTTGGACTCTTCGACAACAACATTGCTATCACCTGTCTCTTGTGCTTGAATGGCATCTGTTTCTTTTTTTTCTGTTAAATCAACCTTTATAACGTTCGGTATAACTTCTCCTTGTGCTTCAGGTTTTGTTAGATCAACTTTAACTGGTTCATTGTTCGATGTATCGGAAAATTTCTTTGGTGTTTTTTTCTTACCTTTTAATGAAAACTCCCCTTCTTGTTTGACCTCTACGGCCTGGTTTACTTCTGACATAATATAATATTATAAAATTAAAAATTATTTAGGACCAAAGGCTTCTAAGCCAAAGTCACCTAAATTATCGTTAGTAGATTCAAAGTCGATAGGTGTTCCATCATTTTGTCTCTGCTGTATCATTTGTGATTGCTGTGTTCCTATTATTCTAGCTCTCTTGTCTTTGCGATCTTCAATATCGCCTTCTTTGCCTTTTTCACCGTTAAATCTTTCCTTGGCTAGTTGCACATTGTAGTTAAACTCTTCTGCCATAAGCTCTCTTTTTATAGAGGCCTCTGCCTGCATACGCTGTATTTCAAACTGAGACTTGGCTTGCTCTAACTGCATTTTTTGATCAGTAAGAATTTGCTGCTTCTGGGTTTCAGCCATAGCTGTTTGTTCTGCTAATTGACCATTTGCCTGAGCCTGGGCCTGCATATTTGCTTGAGACGCTTTTTGATCTCTCTCTTGTTTTAGTCTACGTTTTTGCTTTAGCATTTGATTTGCTAGTTTCAAATTACGTATTTGTCTAAGATCTATAGCGTCTTCTAAATCAATACCGCCTGTCTGTAATGAAACTTGTATGTTTTGTTCTAACTGTGCTTTTTCTTCTTCGTCAGGTTCTAGGTCTAAAAATATACCAAAGTCGTGCAAGTTTAAATTAGATATTTCTTGCAATGTCCTAACATTAAATGTAGATATAGAGTTTTTCAACGACTGAGCTGTTAGTGGAAATCTAACTACATCAGCTAGTTTTTTAGATATGTTTTCACATAATCTTAGTGTTAAATATAAACTAGCATTGTTTATATGCTTTGTAGCTATATTAGATTGTTGAGCTGCTATTTTTTGTAAACCAACCAATGTATCTCTATCAGGTAAACTACCATCTCTAGCTTCATTAAGACCTGTTACGTCTCTAATCATTTGAACATAATAGTTATACGTACTTGTTAATGCAGCTATCTTTCCTTGTCCTGAGGACGATGACAATTCTTGAACCGGCACTTTACCCGCGTTCATTGCTCCGTCTTGCGTAAGCGATCTACCTACAACTGAACCAGTCTGAAAATACATGTTAAGTGCTTCTGCCGGATTGTAATTAGTACCGTTACCTAGATCAACCTCAGCTAAACCATCCATATCTAAGAACACGCCATCTGGTACCATTCTTGAAATAACTTGCTGAAGCTTTAGGTGTGTCAACTGAATCATATCCGCAAAACCCATAGTCTTACTAACGATTGATTCTATTCTACCTTTGTAGATTCTAGGTGCGCATATAGTGTAATTCATTTCCACCTTAGTAGTGTCAGCCATTGGCCTGGTCATGTTTTCTGCCATTTTCCATTCTAGCATCATGTTAGATCCTAAGACCTTAACACCTTCAAACAAAACCTCTATGCTTCTTGAAACCCTATCAAACTTGTCATTAGGTGGTGGATTAAAAGCGTCTGTTTTTTCTAGTACTTTTTCTAAACCTTGATCTGTTTGCTTTAGCTTAAACACTTGATCCATATATGTCTTATATTCAAAATATAAAACTTGTACTGTATTCTCATCATAAGCACCCCATCCTTGTATGTAATTCTGGTTGCTATATGATTTTTGTATCTTAGTTAGCTCTTCGTCTGATATGTGAGGAAATTGTTGTTTAATATCCGCTATGGTAACCGCTTTAACTTCTCCAACATAGTATATGTCTTCAAAGTTTGGGTCTTCTGTATATGAATGAATCATATAAGCAGGATCAACATAGTCTAAAGTTATACCTTCTGATATGTTAAAGTTTGTTTTTGCTGCCGCTATACCTAAAGTTACAAGATCGTAGTTTAATCTACGTTTTAATAGATCAAATTTATTTTTATCTAATGTCTGAGTTATAGCTTCTTCTTCTGCTATTTCTATAGCTTGCTTGTAAGAAAGTTGTAAATGCAACTCCATCTCTTCCATCGTTTTAGGAAGATCCATAGGTGGTATGTTTGTGCTTGCTACGTTTTGACCTGTAGTTTGTTTTACTTGCTGTATTATATCTTGACCAAACATGTCCATGGCTAATTTCGAAGCATAGTCTGTTCTTTTTTTAATAGATATTGGATCGTTAGCGTAAGCTTTAATGTCGTAATCCTTGTTAGATATACCGTTGGTTAGTATGTCTACAAACTTAGAGAGTATAGGTACTGGTTTCCAGTCTAAGTTTAAATAAGACAAATCACCATTAATAGATAATTCATCTTTATATTTTTGTGTTGATTGCTCTCCTCTAGCGTATAATCTTCTAGTGTGATAATTGTCAAAAGAGGTTAAATACCTGTTGCCATTAGTTCTGCCTTGCGAGAACCATTCAGACTGTATGGCATCAGCAACTTGCTCTCCATATTTCAGACTTAATTTTTCCTCCAAAGGTACTACCTGATTGGGAAAAGCGCTGTTAGCATTATAATTTATATTCATTTATTTTATCATTTTTGAAAGTACACCAGTGTTGTCGTATCTTTTTATACCTAAATCGTAAGATATAACTTCTCTTTTTGGAACAGGCGTATATCTATTCTTGTTGCAAGCCATCAAAGCTAGGCCAGAGCTAATAGAGGCATCATGCTTTGTTCTGTTGTTTATATCAAACCTACTCCAATCATTTAAAGTTTTTTGGAAATACATATCACCATATCCTTTATCCTGTAAACCAATGAAGCTTTCTATATATGTTTCTATAGCAGCAGCGTGAGCTTGTTTTATATCCTCGCTTGAGTTTGGTATACCGCCAATATCTCTCTCTGTTACAGATAATTTGTTGTAGACTTTATCAGGTCTATTCATTGAAAAACCTCTATAACCTCTACGTTTAAAATGATACAACAACCTAGGTTTGTTATTCTCGCAAAGTATTGGCATACCGTAAAATACGCAAGCCATTAGTACATCTTCAAAAAATATCTCAGCTGTCTGTGGTCTAGCTATGTATTCTAAAAAAAAGTGGTTTGGTGGAACGTCTAACATACTAAAACTAGTTAAACCATGAAGAGCTCCATTAGATCCTCTGTTGTCAACTGTACCTGATATATCGTAGCTATCACAACCAAAAGCGCCTAAGTCTTTATTTCCAGGGTGTTTGATACCATTCTTTACTATCACACGATTTTGAAGATTTTCAGGTGGAACCCAAGTAACTAAAAACCTACCACTGTCATTTGGAACAAATATAACACCAGTATCTTTTATACCATCTCTCCACTGAAAGCTTCCTTTAGTTACAAGAGAGCTATGCCTTAGGTCTCCATTAAAATCAATTTGCTCGTATATTTTAGTTAAATTAAATAGCGATTGTTTTGCTTCGTCTCTGAATGCGTGATCTTCTGTTCTTGGAAACTGCCTATAAAATTCGTTCAACGCGTCTTGATCTCCTTTTAGACCATCAACTTCATTTTGCCAGTATTCTATAACACCTAAATCTATTGTATTTCCATGAGGTCCTACAGCTTCTTCTTCTGGTGTGTCGAATACAGGTATGCCATAAGAATCAATGTATCCCTCGTAGTTCCACTCCATAGGTATGAACAAAGAATAGAGTCCTGAGCGAGTCTGACCGTTGCGGTTTCTTTTTTTAACATCTGAGTCGTAGTAAAGTTTTTTAAAGTTTTCTCCACCTTTAGCTAAGGCATTACAAGTGCTTCCCATCATGCACTTACCTATTACCCTACTACCTAATCTAAGTGTTGTTTTCGTAACCCTCCAGTTGTTGAGAATGTTGTTCGGCCTCTCCCATTTACCCGATTCGTCGTGGACGAGGAGTTTGAGTTTCTCACCATCGTACGAGTTGTCGCCCGTGTTCTTCCAGTCGATCGTGGTATCAAGACCTGTGATCTCTTTGACCGATTCGTTTGTGTCAAGTTTCTTACGTGTAAACTTTGAGGCGGGGACTCTGTATGCGAGTTCGGTTTTTGGCCTGTCCATACCGTCCTGTATTGGTTTGAAGAAAAATGGGTAATTAACCGATATTGGGACCACCTTATCTGTGAACATCGATTTAGCATCGGGACCCGATTTGGACAATATTCCGTACCGTGAATCCGAGGATATAGTTGCAAGATTGACGGTCTCAGCCGAGGACATAAAGGAAAACCCTGATCTACGGTTTTTAAGATAACACATTCCATAAGACCGCTTGTCGGCCTTGCATGCCTCCCAGAATATAAAGAATAATCTATTTGCTTCTCGAAAGTCTGGCTTCCCAACATCAATTTTGGACCACTGCAGGTACATAAAGTGAGTACCAGTAATGTAAGTATCCAGATCCTTATTATTGAACCAAAAACCTTGCTCTCTGCTAGTAAACTCTTTATCGATGTAATCATACCATTTTTCTTTGAAATCTATTGGGTAATTCTCCCAGTCAAATATTGTTTTTATTTTCTTTAACTCTTCCGGTAGTTCTGTTCTTTCCCAAGATTTTGATTTAAACTTAACAACATCTTTAGGCTTAGGTAGCGCAATTTTTAGATTCTGTATATCGTATATCTCACCTATCTCTCCAGTCTTGCTTATGACGATAACATCGTGTTCTTTGTTATAACCGTACTCCCACTTTTTATACCTGTTATTTTTCTTTATTATATGAGGCTTTATGTGGTTGTCGTCTACTTTGTATAAACTTTGAATATACATTATTTAGATCTCCCTTCTGCAAAACCTTTAAAAGCTTTTTCTTCCTTAGCTTCTTTAGGTTTTTCATTTAATATAGCTTCCTCTTCTTGAATCCGCTGTAGTATTTCAAAAGCATCGAATATAGCGAGCTTCTTTGTAGCCGCGGCATTTTTTAATCTATCAGCTGAAATGTCTTCTTCTGAATCAACAATAGCTTCTTTAGCTACCTTTATTAATTCTTCAACGGCTTTCTGCCCAGCTAGGATTATATTCTTCTTCGTCTTCTTTATATCCATGTTCTAATAAAATATCATTTGATTTCATACAATACAAACGTTCACCGTCTATATTAAACTCCCATTCAGACCCAGCCTTAAATGTAACCACGTGCCCTGGAGTTATTCTTAGCTCTTCTAAGGAGCTATTACCTATTTTCAGTATACCAATATTGTTTGCCTCTTTATAGTTCGCTAGAAGCTCCGTTTCTTTAATTGGCATTACAAAGCAGCGGTCGTTTATTGATAGCCACTTTTCTTTTGTTTTATATAAGTATACTTGGTCAACACTAGCAAAGTACAAATCATCTTTAAAGTAAGACCTACTATTTGCTTGTTTACCCTGCATGTTATAAAATCTCCTAAAAACGTTTTGATGTATTACAACTATATCACCCTGTTTTACAGG